TAGCAAGGCGAATCCACCGGAAATTCCAACCAGCTTCTGGTTCGGGATCTGGCAGCAACGAAGCGGGCATCCATTTCGAAGGACGCTCAAAACTTGCACGGGACTCTGTAGCTCTTTTTTCACGAATTTGTTCAGCCATTTTCATTCCTTCTTAATATTGCGACCTCACGAGCATAGCGTTCCAAAGGAAGGCCTAGCCGCTTGGCAATAGCCACTTCTGAAGCAGACAATGTGATCTTTTTAGGGGCCACACTGCGTGTCGCAGAAGCAACAACGTTTGATTTCCTACGCTGCGTCGTATCAGCGGGTTCCGCAGATTCAAACTTATCTGGGAACACTTGACGCAATCTACCGTTGATGCGTCTGTAGTATTCGTCACTCTGAGGATCCATGCCCTCATCGTTAACCAGCTTTTCATGCACCGCCAGAGCGAATCCGGTCATTTCCTTGTCAGTACCAAACCATTTATTGGTTTTTTGCCATTCAACAGCTTTGGTATCAACGCGGGGTGCTTGCTGATATTCGGGTTGTACAACAGTTTTTTCCTCTTGTAAAGGGGCAGGCTTAAAATTGTTTACACGCTCCGCTTTCATCTTCGCGGTGGTCATGTCTTCCTGAGCCTGTACTAGAGCATCTGCGTCGCCTGACTCATATGCAGCTTTGTACCGGTCTTTGGCTTCCTTGACCTCTTGTGCAACAACCCTCTTAGCCTGCTCCAGTAGAGCACTTTGACTGGTGTGTACGTTGTTCTTCAGTTTCTGATTTTCTTCATAAACTGCTTGAGCAATGCGAATTGCCTCTTCTTTCTCGCGGATCGCAGCCTCTTTGGCCCTGCGTTCGTCGTGATAACCCTTGGTAAATTCACGAAGTTTGTTGCGATCTTTCTGAGAATAAGCTGCTAACTCTTCATCTGTTGGCTCTTGCGGAGGAGTTTCCATGGGCGTTCTGCCCTTGTCCTCATCCGGTGTGTCATCGACAACCTCTATCTCAGGTTCTTCTTTGACTTCTTCAGGCTCAGGCTCTACGACCTTGCTGCCCAAACGACTCTGTTTTGCCTCGATTTCATCGGGAAACTCAAATTCGGTTTTTTCCATTTCAGCCATGGTTTCTCCTTAGTAAGGACGTTGAATGCCGCGAGGATCTTGGACTACCGCTTCTACGCTGTCGTCGTTAATCAAACGCCACTCAGTACCATGAATCTTCATTCTTGTACCGCTGTTAGGGCGGGTAATGATGAAGTCTCCGACCTTGCATGACGCTCCGGACGGGAACCGTTTCTCGTCTTTAAACGCATCTGGGCCGATTTTTGCCACAAACAACACAGGAGAAAGAATCTCTTCGTGGTGCATCATGGTTGCGGATTTCAAGATTCCGCTATCACCCATCTCTTCTTCTGCTTTCGGAAGCATACAAAGGAGGTGATATGTTGCGGGATCGGGCACTTGTTTGGCCTTTTCCTCGTTAGATTTGTTGAGCACGCCCGACAAATCAACTGCACTGACATCGTATTCAGTCATCTTCATATCTTTCAAGTTTTCGAACAAGGTCAACAATTAAAGTCTGTGCGTACAGTAGACCCCGAATTTGGCCGCACATCTCTCGATAGGCTGGGTAGTCATTAGCTGCCCCGCCCCCAAGACTTTCGAGAAGGGTTTTCTCCTTCTCCCGAAGATCAGATAAAAGATATTTGAAAGCCTGATCTCCATCCATGATTAGCTACCTCGTTTAAACAGGTCAACTTGAACCTTTTGGTTGTTTTGTTTTTCCTGAGCTTGCATACGAGCCATATCGAGTTGAGCCTGCGTGTCGATCCGCTTGTTCTCAAGTTCAAGTTTGGCTTTACCAAGTTCAATGTCGGCGGCAATCTTCTGCGCCTTAGTCTGTGCTTCTTGACCCTTAAGCTGGAGTTCAGCTTGTTGCATCTGCACCATAGGATCTTGTGCTTGTTGCTGGGCTTGCTGTTGTTGCTGGTTAGCTTGGTTAAGCTGTAGCAACTGAGCGGAGCCTTGGGCAACCAGACGGGACAACTGCACTTCGATGTCTTCTGGCAGCTTGGAGTCTGGAGCGGGCAGGGGAACACCGACCTGCTCCTCGACTTTCTTGCGGTACAAGAATGCCAAGTGCTCTGCGATGTGAGCCATCACTGCGGCTTGGATCTTCTGTGCCATTGGGTTCTGGCCAATCTGAGCGGCAATCATTGGATCTTGCATGAACGCAGTGTGCGCTGCAATATGGGCTTCTTGATCCTGATAAATGAATGCTTTGGTAGGCTTTCCGTTAAGGAATGCCATGTTCTCGCTGATCGGATCTTTAGGCGTTTGATCATCTGCGCCGGGGATCAGTTTCTCTGCGTTCTTGACACCTAGAACCTCAATCATCTGGCGGTGCAGCAAAGGTAAGTCATAGATCTGCGGAGCACCCTGAGCCAACTGGATCACAGCTTGATACTGCATGATCCGTTGAGCCATCGTGGAACTGTTAGGATCTGATACAGGAATGACCTCGACCATGTCGTAGTCAGATTGTTTTACCTGACGGTCGTTGCCTTGTGGGTCGTACTCATACTCAGCAGGAGAGTAGTCCCTGATGATGCCTTTGAGCAGTTTAAACTCTTGCTTCATTGAATAATGAACACGGGCTTGGACTGCGCCCATGGTCTTCAATGTTCGCTCAAGTAACGCTAAAGTTGTACCGACCGGAGCATTGGCGCTCATGTCAGAGATCTTCATGTCTGAGATAGAACCCAGACGGCGGCCTTCTTCTGTGATCCTATCAAGCAGAGTTAACAAAGTGCCGCTTGGCTCTTTGTAAGGCAGCATCATGATGTTATCTTTGATAACACCGCTAGGAACATCAACGTCCCTAAATTCACCCGGCTGGATAGGTGTGTCGTCACCCTTGATACGAGCACCACGTGCTTTTAAGCCGCCGGGTAAGTTAGCTAACGTACCTGCGTCCACCAGTTGACGGATCAAAGATGTGCCTGCACGGGCGTAACCACCAATGATGTGGATCAGACCCATGCCGTAGAAACCAAAGCCGGGGATGTAGCAGTAGTCTACGAAATGTTGCCGTTTAGTCTTCTTAGCGTCGTCTTCTAGGTAGTTACGGCGGATGGCAAGAATCTTGTTTGTGCCACGATCAATCGTGATGACGTAAGGCAGGCCGATGCCTGTCTCTTCGCCTTCAGAATCTGTATCTTCAAAGCCTTCTAAGTCCCAGTACGCATGGACTTCCAAGAGTTGGTAGCGGTCGTCGTCTGTGGCTTTGTAACCTTGTTGGTCAGCCTTCTTCTTCTCAATGTCTGAGAGATGCTGGACAGGCTCACCTAGGTCTATATCCCGATAGAAACCGCTCACCTGTAGGCGACGCATTTCATTCTTGGTCTTACGCATCACATGGGTAACACGTTCTGCGTTCTGGAGATTAGAAGCACCGTACGGGACAATCATGTCTTCGGCAGGAATGAACACTGCGACCTGACGCTCCATGGCTGGATCGTAGTAAACCTTCTTAAATGCTGCGCCGGACAGACCTAAGGAGTACAACATTCGCTCATGTTCAGGGCGGTACTCAGGCATCTCCTCGGTAAGTTTGAAGTTCATGTCAGCCTGCACACGCTCGGCTGCTTCTTCTTTCAGGCGGTCAATTGCACCGATGATCTCTGTCTTAACAGGGCCAGCGGCAGGGAAGGTTTCCATGATGGACTCGGATTGGAACCGAATCGCAGCCTCTGTCAGGACTGTAGAGTAAACACCGCAGGCTCCATTCCATGGCTCCGTGCGTTCCTCATAATTAACGCCTAGGACTTCCAAGCCTTTGACAAAGCTTTCTGCCCAGTCTTTACGGGAAGCTATATCGGCTTCTACAAGTTCTACAAGCTCAGAGGCAATCTTGCCTAAAGCACCGTCGTCAAGGATTTCTGCGAGGTTGTCATCAAATTCGCTGTCGTATTCTGATTCCGGTTCTAGAATAATCTCAACGCTTTCTTCTTCAATGATGAGGGGATCGTCTAATTCAACGTCCACGCCAATGTCTTGAAGAAGGTCTGAAAGACCCATAGGTGCTTGGCTAATTGCTTTGTCGATACTCATTTGAGTCCTTAATAATATTCCATGCGTCTGCGATATACAGGTTCATCTGGCTCATCAGAATCGATGGATATGAACCCGCCTTGACGGAATCTCATCAAAGCTTGGCTTGAAGAGTCAACAAGGTCGTCATGATCGCCGTTGGGGAAGGAAGCCAGTTCATCCATCACTTCTTCAGCCCAACGAGTCTCTGGACACCAGACAACACCTGAAGCAAACAGATCGGAGATTGCGTTTACACGCGAGATCTTATCGTTTCCTTTGCCCGGTGTAAACTCAGACAGAGGAATGCCCATCTTACGCATCTCATAGATGAGCGGAGCACCTGCGGCTCTTTTCTCCACGATCAATGTATCTGGCTCCCATTCCTGATAAAGCTCCAAAGCCATCTTCTTAAGCTCTGGAAACTCCATGCGTTGTTTAAACGCATCTAACAGGATGATGTTTGGCCTCATGTCACCGGATTTGTTAGGGTGTTGGAAGACACCCCATGTTGTGCAGGCGGAATAGTCTGCGCGGTTGTTCTTTTCAAAGGCTGTGTCCCAGCTTTGGATGATGTAATCGCACTGCGGGGGTGTATCTTTGTCCCAAATCGTCCATTGTTCGCGCTTAATGATCGCGCCTTCTTCGGATGTGGGGTTCTGTTGGTACTGAGCTTCCCATTTAGCGACAGGTAATTCAGCTTTTAGCGCTTCTAGCGCTGTTTTTGACCAAAAAGCGGGCCATAAAGGCGTTCCAGAGGGCATGATTGCCGGAAAATCGATAATTTCCCACTGGTCTACGCCATCTTTTCCTGCGTTTTTGAGTATCTGGCCTGTCAAGTCTCGCTTTGACCACCTTGTCATCACAATAATGATGGCTCCGCCGGGCTGTAAACGCTGGCGAGGGCCAGATGTAAACCATTCATAGACATTATCAAACACCGCAGGGTTGCCTTGTTTGGCTTCCTGCTCCGAATGAGGGTCGTCAATGATTAAAAGATCGGCTCCTTTACCTGTGACAGCACCCCCAACGCCAATAGCGAAGTAATCACCACCCACGTGAGTATTCCAGCGACCGGCGGCCTTTGAATCGCTTGATAGCTTTGTATCAAATACCTTCTGATAGTTCTCTGAAGAGACAAGATTCCTAACCTTTCGTCCAAAGCCTGTAGCCAGTTCTGCGGTGTGTGCAGTCTGAATGATCTTCTTCTCAGGAAACTTACCCAAGAACCACGACGGAAGCAGATAAGAAGCAAACTCAGACTTGGTATGCCTAGGAGGCATGTTGATGATCAGGCGTTTCAGATCACCACGGGCAACCCTTTCAAAGGCATCTGCCATTATTCCATGGTGTTTGCCAGAGATAAAGATAGGCCACATCTGTTGGACAAAGAACAGGTAAGACTCCTTGCAGCGCTCCACACGATCAAACTCTAGGAGCTTTTGAACCTTGGCTCTTTCTGCGGGGGGAGCAGTATCGGCGAACGTTAGATAGGCTTCGATTTCTTTGCGGGTCAGCAGGCTCATAACGCAGCCATTTCTTTAACAGACTTATCTACCAGCTTAATGGAATGAAACTTGTACGGACGAACCGTCAGGTGGCCATCCTCTTTAAGGCGATGAATGATGCGATGCACATTCGACTTAGAACTCAATCCAATTCCTTTGGCAATAACTTCATAGGACGGAGGTACGCCATGGAGCCGAATATACGCCCTGATGAAATCTAGTACTAATTGCCTATGCTTGGTCATTGTGGTGAGTTTAAACGATAATGAGAACGTTCGCAAGCGTTTAAACGAAAATATATATAGGGTGGGGGTGGAGGATTTGGATTGGATAGGGGGGGTGTTTCTGTGGAAGATGTTTGGAAGAGTGGAATAGAGCGTAATAGACGGGCGGGGTGTCAGCAGCCACAGCGGGGGGTACGGGGGCGGTGGGTGACGCACGTCCACGCACATCAAACGGGTGGGGCATCATCACGTCAGCTTCTGTTTAAACGCGGTGGCTTGCACGTCTTGCACCGATGACCGATCCCCCTTGAGCAAGCGCAAGTGGCTTGCGAGTTCACGCTTGAGTTGGTCAGCAGTGACAGGCGCTTTGTCTTGAACATCGCTAGGTGTAAACAGGCCACAGGCTTTGCCCATGAGTTCCAGTGCTTTAAGTTGTGTGCTTGGTTGACTGTCTTTACTGAGTGCCAACAGTCCTTTCAGCACGTACCTTTTAGATGCCACTAAATCGTCAACCAAGTGCTCTATGGTTTCGCCCCAAGCTTCTTTGAGCAGTGCTTGAACCCTTGGATCCCTCATTAGCTTGTTGGCATTGGCTGATATAGATGCATCGCTCCCAGTGGAGTTCTTAAAGCCCTCCCTGTAGCTTTGACGTAGTGATTGCCCTCTGATGACCCCTTGCACAAAGGCCATGGCTGAAGGTGACAACGGTAAGCTTCTTTTGTGCTCTCCCGCTACTGGTAGACCATCCTTTCGCTTCCTTGGCTTAGGTGCATTCTTAGCTAGAGCATCAGCCAACTGTTTCGCTTCGCTCTTGGGATCTGCGCTCTGATCCTCCCATTGCCCCTCAGCCTCGGCCAAGGCCTCTCGATACTCAGCCTTTGTAGTCTTACTCATAAACACCGCCTCCATTTTGTGACTGACCAGTTTAATAAATGTTCACCCAGTCTAAAACGTGAACTGTTCGCATTATAAGTTATCCACAGGTTATTAGCCACAGGTTATCCACAGGCTAAGTTATCCACAGGGTTATACATAAGTTATACATGATTTGTACAAACGGCCTAAAAACACCCCAAAAATAGGGTAAACCCTATGCCTCTAGAATCGATTTAAAGGCCTCTAGGAGCGTCCGTTTTCCGATGAAGCCACTACCCCCTTACCCGCCCTCCGATCGCCTCACCTAGACGTTTTGCACTATTTTGGTGCATTAACTTTAGTATTACTTTTTGAGGCTGGAAAATGTAATGCTTTTTAGTTCACGCACCTAGAACTTACCAGTACTAATATAAATACAGTCAAAGGCCTGATGACCGATCTAGAGGCCTGATGTAATAACCCCACGTTTTAGTCAAGCAAATATTAGGGGGCTTGTGTAAACAATATCAATGCCCCTAAAATGCATGTATGCCAAATTCGGCATGCAACCTAAAGGTGCTTACATCATGCTTATTCATACCGAACGTGAAACCTACTTGCAAAGTGCAGTCGAGGAGTTACGCCCCTCATTCTCAGCCAACGGCCACACACTGCCATTGGCTATTCGCGTGTCATGCGCTCTGCCCTCTAATGCCAAACGCTCAGGGGCAATTGGCGAATGTTGGGCTGACACCCGCTCCAGTGACGGCCACTATGAAATTTTCATCAGCCCCACACTGGACAACCCCGCACGTGTTTTTGACGTGCTCATTCATGAACTCTGCCACACGGCCAAGGGGTGCATGAACCACGGTGTTAACTTCCAAAAACTGGCTGAGGCCATGTTACTGATTCCCGCCTCGAACACTTGGAAGGCGACTGTCGGTGCACCCACTTTCATGGACGCATACGGCTCGATCATCGAGGGCTTAGGCGACTACCCTCATGCCGCCCTTGACATGTCATCGCGCAAGACGCAAGGCACTCGCATGTTGAAGGCCTCTTGCCCCTCATGTTCCTACACCGTTCGCCTGACGGCCAAGTGGGCATTCGATCCATGGGGAAGCCCCCGCCTCCCAGTGTGCCCATGTGGCGACACTTTAGCCCTCGTTTAAACATAGGAGAGTCAACATCATGGCAACTGCAAATCAAACCCTCAAGCTTCAAATTGCACGTATCAAAAACACCGTGCTCAATGGGGCAATGCTCCAGTTCAAAGGCCGTCCCATGGCCAACAAAACCGAAGCCATGGAGGCACTGGCTGAAATGGTTATCGCGGGTAGCATCACCCTTGAAATGATTCAAGCCGCCCCTGAGACGGCCATCAGTGCCACTGAGTCAGTCGATGCCTCCATGGTGCAAGCCGTGGGGAGTGTGGCATCACGTGCCGAGCAAGTGGCACTCGATGCCCTAAAGCTTGGCATCAAGGCCGAGGCCATGGCGGGCAACCTTGAGAGCGTGATCACTGAATTGCGCGATGACCTCAAGGCCATGGGCAAGCAAGCCGCCAAGGGCATCGATGCCGCCTCGATCCAAGCGCAAGTGACCAAGGCCGTGGCCGATGCATTCAAGCCCTTTAATGAGGCCGTGCAAGCCACTGGCTCACAGGCGACAGTCGCGGCCATGGCATCGGTGCATGTCATCGATCGCAAACCCGCCCTTGACGTGTTCGGGCTTGACGTGCGCGACATGAAGGGCGACCCCATGATGGTTGACATTTACAACTCGCCTGATGCCCCGCCTGTAGATCCACATTTTGTGTGGACTGAGGGCATTTTGCGTCACTTCATTTTGTCTCAGGACACTAACGAAAACACCTTTATGGGAGGCGATAAAGGCACTGGTAAAAGTCAAAGTGCCGCCCAGTGGGCAAGCCGCACAGGCCGTCCATACGTGCGCTATAACTTTCACAAGCAAACCACTGCCGACGATTACGCGGGTGCTCAGGCCTTGGAAAATGGTTCGAGTGTGTTTAAACGTGGCGACTTTTTACAGGCATACGTCAGCCCCGCGACCGTGATCTTGCTCGATGAAATCAGCTTTGCGAATGCGGGAAACCTTGCCACATTGAACGGCTTTTTGGAGGCCGATGCCGTGGTGAACTATGGCGGCATGACGCATCGCAAGGCACAAGGTGTCATGATTTTTGGGGCTGATAACACATTCGGCAACGGCGATGAAACAGGCCGTTATGCGGGGACAACCCCCATGAACTCGGCAACCCTCGATCGCTTTAGCCGCATTGTGCCGTTTACTTTCATGCCCCTTGACTTGGAAACCAAGGCCGTGGTCAATCGCACTGGATGCGATCCTCGCCTCGCTGAACACGTGCTCAAGGCCATCAATGTGGCGAGGGCTAAGGCGAAGACAGGCGACATTGTTGAAGCCCCTAGCATTCGCTCTGTAATGTCATTCATTCGGGCGGTCAAGGTAATGAC